AAATGTTTTGAAAACAAAATGATTTTTATTTCTAACAAAAATAAAAATGTTTTGAAAACAAAATGATTTTTATTTCTAACAAAAATAAAAATGTATCCCAAGATAATTAATTATAATACTTGTTCTAAATCTCACAAGCCCACCGCAAATGTTATTCACACTGAATTAGATGGAAGAGCGGTCCCAGGAGGACCTAAAATACAGACCAAAGCTCGTGGAAGAGCGGTGCTTGAAATTAAAAATAATAATGAATTTTTTGTACAAGTTGATGTTTATGATATTGAAAATGTAACAATGGCACATATACATTTTCTTAATGAAAAAAATCCTGACCAAAATGGACCGATTTTATTATGGTTATTTAAAACTGAAATTGCTTTAAAACATCATAATGGAGCTTTAGTTTCTAGAGTTTTTAATCTTAAGGAGCTTGCTCAAAAAATGACCATGCAACAATTTAAAAAATACATTCATGATTGTAAATTATATTATAATGTTCATACCATTCAAAATCCTAATGGAGAATTAGCTGGCGATGTTTAAATTTTTAAACAAAAATTTACTATTATATAAAATGTCTATAGATTGGAAAGATATAAATGAAAAATATCAAAGAATGGGTTATTTCTTACCAACGAAAACTGAAAATAGGAGGTTTCGTCAAAAAGAAAACTTTCAAAAATTGTCATCTGCCGAACTGGATTCTATATTAAAACAAATGATGCCGATTAAACAAAAAATAATTTCCAAGCAAATTGTAATTCCCAAAGGAGAGTCAAATAGATTTAAACAACGGCTTAAAATTGTCTCTGATACCTTGGAGGAAAAATTAATGAAAAAATATTCTTCACTTCCAGTGCAAGATAAAGATGAATTAGCTCAAGATTTAGTTACAATTCGAAAACATTATAAAAATGAAACAAAAGTAAGAAATACAATCTTGAAATCAAGGTTTCCGTTAATTTTATTATTGTTGATGGGAATGTTTATCTTTACCGTTGAAGGATTTTTTCCAAAAAGTGCGCTTATGGATAAACGTGCTTTTATTCCTGCTCCTCCTATAGATACCAGTGGTGCTGAAAAACATTTAAAATTATTAGGAAAATTTCTAATGAAAGTATATTTAACAGATTTAAATAACAGAGTTCCGCAAATGGCTCAATATTTTGGAAATGTCAATCCATTTGATCTTAAGAGTCCTATTAGAGGAGAAAGAGTAAAAAGAATGATTTTTCCTTGAAAAGGAAATAATTTTATAATCTTTATAAATGATAGAATGTCTGCCACTAGTCTATTAAATGACATTGAATCTATGGAATCCTGTTTTCAAAAGAAATATTATTTAATAAAAATTTCTTTGGAATATTCTCCGTCGAATGAATCACTTGAAAATAATTTAAATGTGTTTTCAAAATTTACATCTTTGTATATGAAACTTAGAGGAAACTTTAAAAAAAAAGATGATAGAATCCAAAATTTAATATCAAAATTTTTGGAATATTTGAAAGAACAAGAAACCTTTTATAAAAATCATTCTCAATATTTAACATTTAAACTTTTGACCTTGTATGTTGGAATTATGAAAGCAGATTTTGGAATGATTAAAAATGTTCACAAGGATATTTTAAATTATATGGATTATCATATATTGAAAAATGGAAAATTTAGAGATGCCATGGAGCATGATAGCTTATATTATCAAGTGGATAATTTAACACAATTATGTAAGATATTTACTACTTTACAAAAATATGGATTTTATCATTTTGATTATTTACATTACCATAATATGGTTGGAGCCACTATACTAAAAGCTTTTTTGTTTTTGGGACCTTTTATACAAAAAAAAAAGGTTCACTATGAATTTTTGAATAGTATTTTCAACGAAGATCGTAAAAATCCTAGTTTTGGAGAATTATGGGATCCAAATTGTTCAAAGTCTTTGTTGGAAAATTTTGGTTATTTGGACAAGAAATTGGAACATTTGAATGCTTCAAAGAATTGAATGTTTCAAAGTAAAAAAATGATCAAGTCAAATTTTTTCAAGCAAAAATTTTCAACAATCATGGGTATTCCAACTTTTTTTAGATCTATTATTCAAAACAATAAAGCTGTCATTCAAGGAGCCGTTCCCGATGGATTGGTTGATTATTTATTTATAGACTTTAATTCCTTAGTCTATAATACATGGTATCGTATTCATAAATCCATAAGCACTCAGGATACAGAGACAATACACAATCAACTTATTTCTAGCACAATTTCAACTACATGTCATATGGTAAATGATATTGTCCAGCCCAAAAAATATGTTTTTATTTCAATGGATGGAGTGGCACCGCGAGCAAAAATGGTTCAACAAAGATCTCGTCGATACAAGTCAGTGCAATTGAAAGAAATTATCAAGAAAAAAATGGGCGAATTAGAAATGGAAAAACCTGTAGAATGGGATCCAAGTCCAAACATTTGTCCTGGCACAATTTTTATGGAAAAATTAGGACAAGCTTTCCGTCTTGCCATGAAACAAAAAAAATTTAATTGCCAAGTTATTTTAAGTGACACCTCTTGCCCTGGAGAAGGAGAACATAAATTCTTGAAACGAATTCGAATGCTACACAAAAACCAAGAAACACTGAATGATTCTGTGGTAGTTTATAGTCCAGATGGAGATATGATTTCTCTATCACTATTAACACATAAAAATAATATAAGAATAATGAGGATTCCAGATTCAAAATCTCCTCAAGAATCTAAATTTTGTAAAGATTTTGAATTTATATATTGTGATTTGAATATTATTCGACATGATTTTTTTAAACAATTAACTGAAACGTATCACGATCCTGAAATTAACGAATTACGTATATTAAATGATTACAACTTTTTGTTGTTTATGGTTGGAAACGATTTTGTTCCGTCACTTCCATTTTTGAAAATTCGATCTGGAGGTTTGGATCTTCTTATTAAAATTTATAACCAATTACGTCCTAAAATTAAAGATTACCTTGTAAACTATGATCCAGTGACACAAAAAATTCCCAAAATTAATAACGATTTTTTTAAAGAACTTGTATTGTCTTTAGCCAAAATGGAGAATACAGAAATGATCAATGAGTATAATCAAATTTTAAAAGAACAAGAAGGGGCTCCTAATGGTAGACGTGCAAGAATGGAAAGTGAAATGACCCCTTTGGAAATTTACCAGTCGCGTTTTGAACATTTGTGTTTCTTTAATCCTTTACACCCTGACAATGACAAATACAGGCATTTGCCAGGAATTATAGATTATCACAAACCTAAGCACGATTGGAAATCGCAGTATTATAAACATTTTTTTGGTTTTGATACAAGTAACATTAGCGAGTATAATACAGGACGAACAAAGGTTGTGACGAATTATTTTGAGTCTCTCATGTTTACTCTACAATATTATCTCAAAGGCTGTCCTTGTTTTGATTGGAGTTACCAGTATCGGGTATCTCCAATTCCTTCGGACATGTTTACCGTTTTATCTAAACATAATTTTGATATGAATTCTATTTCTTTCCAAAATAAACCTCCTTATTCACCTTATGAACAGTTACTTTTAATTTTACCTCCCCAAATGAGTTTTCTTCTACCCGCTCCATTACGAATTATTATGACTGAAAAAGAATATCCAAAAGCGTTTGATATTGATGCCTTGGCGGGTTCTAAATATATTTATTCAGAAGCTATTCTACCTGAAATAGATTCTGAAAAAATAAAAACAATGTTGCAATTAAAATTAGACGAATTGAGCGATACAGAAAAGGTTAGAAACACAAATTCCAATAAATTAATGTCTACGAAACTTGTCTAAATTTATAAATTTTTGTTCCTTCTTGATAAGTACATTCTTTTCTTTTGGAGGAAATCAATTTAAAATCTTTAATCATTGGGCAAACTAATGAAGTATAATTTTCTTTTGAATCACGAATTTCTTCAGGTCTGTGTAAAAGACTATATGTTCTGTGTTGATTTATTGGATAATCCGGATGCATATTTATAAATAGATTTATATTTTTATTTTGTCAAAATAAAAATTAATATCGCTCGCTATTACTATTTTCCCAAGCCTTGAAAGCTTCCAAAGCATTATCAGATTTAATTTGTGTTCCTTTGGTTACTTTATTTTCAATTTCAGTATAAATTTCCAAATCATCAAAACCAATTTTAGAGGCATCTTGGCGAGAATTTGAATAAAAAATATCCTTAATTTTAGCCCAACGAATAGCAGAATAACACATACTACAAGGTTCTGTAGAGGAGTAAATTATACATCCTTCTAGTGAAAAACTTTTAGAATGACAACTTGCATCTCGAATGGCTACTATTTCTGCATGAGCAGTTGGATCTTGATGTTTTGTAACCATATTCACTCCACGTCCAATAATTTTTCCATCTTTAACAATTACGGCTCCAAAAGGTCCTCCCCCGGTTAAAACGTTTTGTACAGATAAATCGATTGCTTCTTGTAAAAAAGGATTCATTTTTTTAAAACAATTTCTTTAAATTTCAAACAAATTTAAAACAAACATTCTTTATAATTAAATGTCTAATTATATTTTAATTTCTTCTGCCTATCGTGACAGAATATTGTATCCAAACCCCTCGGATTTTATTGTTCCTTTTCAACAAATTCAATCAGCTGTCATCAATCGATTTGATGTTTTAAATACAGTCAATCCTATAAGTGTTTTTCCAATTTATAATTTTTGCTGGACTAATTTTCAAAATGATTCTCCAATATTTATTACAACCATTACAGGAGGAGGAGGTTCCAATATACAATTAGATTCCAATGTTCCTTCTCAACTTTTAGGAATTATTCCCGATTCGTATACAAATGTTAATCAAACTGTTAAAAATTGTCAAAACATTTTGACCAATTTTACTGCCAGAATTACTGATTCTTCAGGAAACCTATTTGATAGTTTAATTATTGCTTATTCACCTATATATAACACGATTACAACTTTAGAACCATTACCATTTACTGTGAATCAATCTTTGGAAATTATAAACACATCATCTCCTTTAGAAATTACAATAAATGGAAATTATAATTCCATTTTTCTTTTGGATAATAATTTGTTCTTGTACAACATTACAACGAATGAAATTAGAAAATGTATTCTAGATGGTCAACAAAACAAATTGAAATGTGAATCGGCATTTACAGGAGGAGGAATTACAGATAAATACTTGTTGTATAACAAATTGTATCCTTTTGTAATTGGAGAATTGGAAAAGTTTCCTAATAATCAATGGTATGTAGAAAGCACTGTCAATCATTTTAATGTCACTCAAAAAGGAAATGGATATAACTTGAATGAAATGGTTTATCTAGTAGACAAGGCATTGGGCACTCCTTTATTAAATGACCATTTATCCCATTGTTGCATTTTTCAAATAAAAAGGGTTGGAAATTATGGCACAATTGAAGAATTAGAAATTTTAGATATTGGTTGTCAAAATTTTAAACGATCTCTTTATTATTCCATCATTCCTGTGGAAAGAAGACATGGAGTAGAGTTTGCAACCTTGTATGTTGTGGATGTATCAACTGCTTTTCGCTGTAAAATTAAAAATAAACAAGCTCTTCAGCCTAGGGATTTACGAGGATCCTACTTTACTTGTTTCTTATTATCCCCTCTGTATAATATTGTGGATCAAACTTTGTTTACAAGTCCTAATAATACATACCCTGTCCCGATTCCTGAAATTTCTCCAGATTTGTATGAATCACAACAGTTAACAGGAGTTTCAGGAATTCACAATGCATTATTAACAAAAGAAAAAGACTCGGTTATTATTTTTGTCCAAAAAATTTCTCCAATCTTATTACGACGTTTTGACTATTATGAAAATTTGTCTAGACTTCAAAAATCGAGTCCCAACTTTGCCGATGCAACTAATTTTTGTGTTCAAAATTTCATAAGAGAAGGTATTGTGCCTTTAAATTTTTCTGGAACTTATTTAACGCAGTCTCAAATGTCTTGTTATGAGATTACGGTGCTCAGTTTAATTTTACCTAATGTTGAAATCGATGCTTTAAATTCATTATTGACTAGTGGATTCCCTTACGTTCTTATGGAAATAAGTAATGTAACGATGCCGAATTCAGGAAATAAAAATGTAATTTATTCTAATAATCCCGCCGCTGTAAATTCCACCTTTTTATGTAGTATAAGTGATGTCAATGATCCCATTAAAACTAAATTTATTAAAATTACTTGTGATGGCACCATACAAACGATTAAATTTTCTCCTGCTGACAATTTAAGATTTAGACTTTTATTACCTTCAGGAGAACCATTTAAACTCCAACAGAATGATTATTTACCACCCTCAATAGCCAATCCTTTACTACAAATTGAAACTTTGATAGAATTCAAAAGAATGTAAATTAATTTTTATCAAGAAATTTAGCTATATCTTTTCTAAAGTTTACAATTGTAATATCATACTTCGTTACCAATGAACCTACCCGATGATCATCATAGACACTTTTTAACATATCTACATCTTCATCAATTGTTTTAGACATTAGAAATTTTGTTAACCAATCTCCAAAGACATTAAAAACTGGAAAAAAAGGATCCAACCAAAAATTTCTATACATTTTCCAATATAATAATGTTTGATTTTTGGAAATGGGAATAGAACGAGTAAAAACAGTTTTAATAATGTTTCCTGCAAAAACTCTTGTAATTGTATTTGTGGGTAGATGATACTCATTTTGAACAATAACTTTGGGAGCACCTCCAATTTTTGTAGAGATTGTATTTTCATTAGGAAAATAATGAAATTGCGATTGAAAAGAATTATTTGAAAGTCTTTTAGTTTTAATATCATAAGGTAATGGAGAAACACTGCTACCAAAAGAATGAACATAAGAAATATGTAACATGTCTAATAAATTTTCACATACTGTTAAATAATTACTATTGACAACACGATACCCGTCAACGCCTTTAAAGGAATCATCATATTCTTCAGGAGGATAAAATATTTCTGGAGTTTCTATATCCGAAAGTGGATTAAAAAACAAAAAATCAGGCATTTTTTTAACGGGAATTAAAGGAAGACTTATTTTGGACTTGAATCTTTTTGGATTTTTACTAGGATTAGGAATTTTACAAAAATTTCCATCACAAAATTCAAATCCGTGATAACCGCATTGTAAATTTCCATCTTTATTAATGTATCCTTTCTCCCCGAAAGATGCTCCTTGATGAGGACAGATGTCTGTGTGAACTATAAAAGTCTCATTGTTTTTTTTGTAACAAACAAAAGGGGTATCCATAAAGTTGATTTTATGAATTTTATTTTTCATTAATTCTTTACTAGGAATTAACGGATACCAAAATGGCAATACATTATTGGAAATAAAAAAACAACTTGAAACCTTTACAAAAAACCCCAATCCTACAAGAAACAAAGGACGATAGTACATTTATATTTATAAATTTAATTTTTTAAAAATTGAATTTAAATCATTATTCGAGTTTTAATTTCCAAATGAATCCTAGAACACCCTTTTATTTTATAAGTATTATATCAATTATTTTAATTATATTGGTTGTCATTGAATTGTGTATTTTAGTTGGCTTTCAAAAAAAAATATTATCCATGGACGTTTTTTTTCAAAATGGTAATAAATTTTTTATAGACATGGATATTCTAATTGAACGACTCAATAATATTTCAATGTCGCAAAATAACGAATTTTCTTATTTAAGAGCTTAAATTTATATTTTAAATGGAAACTTTTGTAATATTACAAGAAAACGTGGCAAAATGTTTATATTGCGAAAATTTGGCTTTTTATTATATTCATCCTTCTTGTAAGATCTTGGGAAAAAGAACAAGTCCATATTTTATCTATACTCCAGAATATGGATATATTAAAGCTTTTGATGATAATATTATGCTTCCTTTAGTTGTTGAAGAGACTGCTTTGGAAAATTTCAAATTTCAAATTGAAATTTGTCATAAAAATGGATGTCATGTAGGATTAACAAATGATCCATTATTTATATATTATTATACTTTAACTTATAAAACAAAGGTTGAAATTGTTGAAAAAACGAATCAATATTATCAACTAAAATTGGGAGGATGGGCAACCAAAATTTTAAAACAAATTTATCCAAAACCGAAAAAATTAGTTATTTTTCGTTTTTTAACGGTAAAAAAGCCATTTTGGGTTATTGTAACTAATAATTTAGGAACAGAATGGAGAAAAAACCATGAAACTAGAAATATCTCTTTTGGATCTATAATTAAGATTGTCAAAAAAGGATTTGTAGATAATAAAAAAATTTTATACGATGAAAATGATGGCTACATTTTTCATAAAGACGTTTCATTATTAGGCTCTAATTTCAATACGAGTGTTAAAAATTCTAATGTTTGTTTTATTTGTTTTCAAAACTCTATCAATTGTTCTTATATTCATGGAGATTTTGCTCATAGCTTTTGTTGTTTTGAATGCTCTAAAAAAATTTTATCCAAAACTTGTCCTATTTGCCGTTTACCAATTGAAAAAATTGTAATTAATTATATACAAAATGTTCCCGATATTTTTCCACAAATTTCATCCGTAAAACATTTGGAATAAATATCAGTATCTTTTCAATTCCAAATGATTTTTAAATAATAGCAAGTCTACAAACTGGACAAGTATTTTCAATCTTTAAAATACAATCTTTACAAACACAATGATTATATTGGTTTTGATGAACATTAATACATTGTTTTTCTTCCAAACATACAGAACATTGAAATTCTATTTTTGGAATAAAATGATATTTTAATTCACGATGAAAACCAAAATTTTGAAAAGGTAAATAGATGAGTATTTCTTGCAAATATAGTCCCATTGTAAACAATATACATGGCATAAATTCGTGATTATTTTGACTTGTATCACTATATGTAATCAAGGTTTTGCTTATGACCTGTCCAAGAGTATAATCCTGAGGTGTTGTTTTAAAATAAAATTCAAAAAAACCAGATACTAGCTCTATATTTGTTCTTGGATTTTCAATAAAAAAAAGAAAGGAATTGGTCAAATTGCATTTCATTTGGTATTTTTTCACATCAATCAATAACAATGGGTTATAAAACTTGCTATAATTTACCTTGAACTTATCATGATTTAACAAACAATAAACACTCATTTTAATTTAAGAAATAAAATTAAAATTGACAAAAATTAATTTAAAAAGAAAAAAATCAAGAAAAAATGGATGAGGCTACTAAAAAAAAAGTGAATTCTTTTGTGCGCTCTCACAGCAAAACAGACCTTCAAGAAATGTGTAAAAAGCAACAAAAAAGCCAGTCGGGTACAAAATTTGACATGGCATTAAGAGTCTTGGATATTTCAGAAAAGACCAATCAACCAAAAAGTGATAAAGTTCAATCTACACTTATTTTGAAAATTGTTAAAAATGAATTTGGCAATTATGCTCATCTAGAGAGTGGAATGGTTTTTGATTCAAATACTAAAAGAGTAATTGGAGTTCAACTACCAAACGGAAATGTAAGACCTTTACAAAGAAATGATATTGAAACATGTCAAAAATACAAATTTCAATTTAATTTTCCAACATCTTTAGATCCATCACCAATATTTGAAATATTGGAAAATTCTGATGATGAAAATCAAGAGGGTTCTGAAAAGTATTCTGACGAAGAAGACGAAGATGTTGATGAAAATGAAGAATTGGATGAATAAAAAAAAATATTTTTTAAAACAAAAATGGCTACTGTTCAAAAGAAACAAATTAAAACTTGGATGACTTGGTCCAATCTTTTAAAATTTATCGAAATTTCTCTTCTTGTTATTATTCTAGTTTTTGTCATACTAATATGGCGTAAACCAGCTCCTGAAAATTATATTGATAATTGCTTTGGTATGCAATATTATGGTGAACCATTAATGAACAATAAAAATGCTCCTATTTGCGCTAAAGATACCACAAACCCTTTGTATCCTGAAGGAGGATGTGCTGTATACGATGGAGAAAAGGTTTCAAGAAATTATGAAGAAGGAATGTATACTCCTGCGGTCTAGATCGATTATTTTTAAAAAAATTTCATTTAAGAATGAAATTTTTAAAATCAATCCAATAAAAAAATACATTAGAATAAAAATGAGCGCAGGAGGTTTATCTTATGATTGTCTTACAACAAGTCGAAAAGTTACACTCCCCAGTGTTGAAATGTGGGGGAAAAATATGAATATTCTTAGAGATCCTAATCGTGGATATTTTACACGTCGAAAAGATCGAGTTGGAGTGAATCAAAGTATATTATTATCTCAAGAAAATAGTGGTGACCGTATAGCTGAAAATATTAATGTTTATGCACGAGGTGTAAATCCGATGGTTAGTGTGTCATATGATAATGCAGGAAATAATTCTGGAGCAAGATCTAGTATATTACAAAGAGCTCCTGGTGTAAAGCTTCCTTTGAAACCCGATGTATTTCATCCTCCAGTTTTTACTCAAGAACAATTAATGCCATTATCAAGACAACCTAGAAATTGGTTTTATGCATTGACAAATCCAATTGTTCCTAATATTATTTCTCAAATGAGTTGTCCAGAAACAAGATCGAGTGTTCATCAAAATATTAAAACCAATAATGTAACCTCTAATATTCAGTATCATCTAAACGATACCCCAAGAGAGTCCAATTTACAAAGAAACACTGCGTTAAATATGAATATTAAGAATCCTCAACGGCTGTATTTAACCAATGCTATTTCAGACAAAGTTCAGCCAGATTTCTCCAATTTGGGAAAAAATCCCAAAAATTTAACCAATATTCGACAATTTACAACCGATTCCGGAATGAATGGACCGGATAAATCAAATATTAGAGATCTCATGCAAACTCAAGATAATAAATCAATTAATGAAAACAAGTTACTGTACAATGCATTTTCCAATATATCTGGAAATAAAAACGTGGCGGAGATTAGAGATAAAATTACTCATTTACAAAATAAAGCTGTTCATGAAGCAGTTCAACATACAAATATGGCTACGAATCTTTCTTCTTTTGAAAACGAATTGGAAATTCAAGGTCCAACAAATCAATTAGCCAAAGCGGTAAGTCAAAAAAATTACGCCATTCCTGTAAAAACTCAAATTTCTAACCAGTATCCTAGAAACAATACAATTTCTACCCAGCCAACTTCGGGAATGAATGAAAATCATCTAAATGTTACCGCCAATACTTCAAAAGTTTCATCGGTTCAAAAAAATTCAAATTTTATGGAAGGATTTGCTCCTCAAAAAATTATTGCATCTCCTTTACATACCGATATGATTCATAATAATTCTTTTGGATACACCAAACAGGGAACAGTCGAATATTTTCAACAAAATATTCGTCCAGAAGAAAAAATGGGTTCCTGGGTAGTAGCCAATGAATCAGTTCCTTATCGTGGAAAAGATTTAGAATTAACCAACAAACCAAAAGAATCATCACATTCTCATATTTATACTCATGCCATGACAGCTCCAAGTTCTACAAGATTTTGGAAACCAGTAGAACCTATAAGTAGTGCAGTGGGTAATGTAAGAGATCAATTACAACTACAATATGAAGGTCGTAAAACTAGAACGGATTTACAGGCAATTTTACCACAACAAAACATGAATAAGGAATTAAATCGAAATATTCCTTTGACAAGTTCTGAAACGAGTAAAATTTCTCAATTTACCAAAAATTTGGAATTTCAAGATATAACTGCCGGTAAGATTGATTCTCAATACAAAACAATGCTTTATGAATCTAGACCCACGGCTCCGGTTTCTAGAAATTCTCCAGAAATGATAAATGATACACCTATAAAGGTTAGAGACACTTTTTCAATTCCCGTAACAAGTAGTGTAGGTCATGATCAATATAAAAAAGGCTTAGATGTTTACGCCGATTCATTTCAAAGAACAGGTATTGATGAATTATATCAAACTCAAAGTGCTCAAACGAATAAAAAATATATAGAACAAATGGGTGAACTTGGTGTTCGACAAAACAATCCTCGTAGTATGTTGATGATTCAAAACCAAGAAACGGTTCATGATCGATCTTCTTTTGGTCATGATGTTTATGCCAACGCTCAAAGTAGAGACGGGTCAAGCTATGTGAATCCAAATAGTGCAAGCAGTGGATATTTTGAAGCCCTTGGAAATTCTGTTCCAAAATTTGGACGTCTTCATGAAAATGGAGGAGATATGCCTATAAATAATGATTTTATGGATATAAAGAAAAAAGCTGTTCATGAATTTATGGATCGTTATCAGGGAGATAAATTTCACTTGTCTAGTAATCATTTGTCATAACATTTAACAAACTTTAATGAACCTTGATGTTTTTTCTGTGCTGGAGGGTTTACAAAACTTTCCAAATATTCAAGAGGGACCAACACAAGATTAGAAATAGGATCTATTTTTTTTTTCTTATTATCCTTATTGAATGGGAATGGCTCATATAATTTCAAAATTGGACTAAGAATTTCATAGGTTCCAATAAGATACACCATTACTTTTGAATTTTTATTGTCTTTCCAAACTTCTGGATCAGGAGGAAGCAGATGTGTGTAATCAACAGTTGAATTTAAATGAAATATATAGTGTTGAATTTTTTTCTCAAAAACCTCGGCTGTAAATTGGTGAATAGGCTTTAATTGTTCATTTAATTTAATTTGAGCTTCCTCCAATACTCCTCTTAAAACAGTTTCAAATGAATTTTCATCAATATGCGATGTTTCTGATATACCTGCCTTGACATCATTTCCTTTTTGTGGATAATATTTTGGACAAACAAGATAAAGAGGTTCAAGGGAAGCTATTTGAATTTTTTTTAAATACTCAAATGCCTTTTCCAAGCCTGCAGGTTTATAAGAAGATTGAATAGGATTATTAAAAACGTTACAACAATTATCCCCTGATATATAATAATTCAAAGATTTTGTTTGTAATTGTTGTGTAGAATGTATATGTTGAGTTAATACATCTAAATAAGTTGGTGACATTTATCTAAAAATTTAATAAAGGTAAATATTTTAGTTTTAAGTTCAATTTTTTTATTGATTATAAAATGATAAAAATTTGATATGGATTTCTCCGTTTTCGTATAACTTTTTGATTATCAATTTCGTATTGACAAATAATATTTTGATTACTTTGCTTCCCATTTACTTGAAAACGAGTTACTAATAAATCTCCTCTACTGATATTATTTTTAGCTGCAAAAATTTTGTGTTTAGGTAAGAGTATTGATAATGTATTAGTAAAGTTGTCAGATTGTTTTCCTCCCGATCTTTAAAAGAATTTATTATATAATTTCTTGTTTGAAATTGATCCATGGAATTGAAAATACTAAATAGTCCTTGGTCTCCATTTTTATCAAACGCTACATTCATCCGCAGACTGTAAAATCAAAATTATTTTCCTGTTGATTTGATGAATGATAAATCTAATCGCTTTTTCTTGTTCTTGAAATGTTTTTGCAAAGGGATCGACATTTTTTAATCTTAAATATTCAATTAAAAAATAATGATTTTGTAAAATTTTTTGACTCCATAATTCAACGTCTTTGCGATTTAGAAATTTTAATAAACAGGATATTAACTTTAAATCGTTCCCATACGTTTTAAAAATTTCATCAATTTCATTACCGTGATATTTTTTAGAAGTTTGATTAGAACTCATTTTATTTAATTAATTTCAATAGATTATAACATTTTTTTGTAAAAAAAAAGTTATTTAAGTATTTATTCTATATCTTTAAAAAATGTCCAAATCGAATCCCGTAGCTACTGATTTTTTTGAAAAAATGAAAAAAACGTTTCTTGATAATGCATCCCAAGAAGAAAAAGACCGATATCAAAAATTTGGTGAAAAATTTTATAATCAATTCAATGTAGACACAGGAAAGCCTAATTGTATGGATCCTACTATTTGTATGGAAGAATCTTTGGCCTATGTAGTAGAAAGTTTAAAATCAGGATTACATCCTAAACACTTGACATTTGATGAAGCTACTCTATTAAAAGCAGGATATGGAGACAAATGGTTTGAAAAATGGGGTTATCAAGAAAAAGATATTCCTGAAGAGTTTTTAAAGGGCTAAAATTTAAAATATTGGATTTAAAAAAGATGCTATTTTCTAAAATATTTTATATTAATCTAGATCGACGTCCGGAAAGAAACAAGTATATGAAACAACAGTTTAAAAAACTATCTTGGCAAGGTCCTGTTGAAAGAATATCGGCCGTGGATGGTAAAAAATTAACAAAAGATCATTTGGCTCTTTTTACCAAAGAAGCTGTTCAACAATCTACAACAAAATATGATCAATTTATCCCAGGTTTTTATATGACCAAGGGAGGTATGGGATGCGCATTATCTCATCGAAAGATCTATGAAAAAATTCAACAAGAAAAGTTTGATCGAGTTTTAATCTTGGAGGATGATGTTATTCTTGATTCCGGTTTACTAAATAAGCTAGAATCATTGAATTCTTTTATTCCTCAAGATTTTGATATTTTGTATCTAGGGTATTCAGAGTCAAAATCATCCAAACCAATCAATGAATATATTTCTCAACCTAATGGAGTGGTTTTTGGAACTTTTGCCATGATTCTACATAAACGTGTCGTAAATAAAATTTTATCATTATTTCCTCTTTTTGGGCAAATTGATTCCTCCATTTCAGGATTATTTTCTTCCATAAAAGCCTATCATTTTAATTTTGATAAAAGAGTAATTCATCATTTACCAGACCCACATTTAAATACAGATGTTCAAACAATGGAAATGTTTACGTTGAATAATAGTCAAAATAATTGGATATTTTGGGTCATTATTTTGACAATTATTATAATAATTATTTTTAATTTTTAATTGGAAAAATTTTCCAAAAATTCATAGGTTTGATTATATGTCATTTGAGTTAGATTGGATTCTTGTAATAATTTTATCGAGGACCAAAGAATTATGTTTTCAGTTTGATTTGATTTTATAATAAATGTGCATGCTTTGGGTATTTGTCTATTAAATTTTACCAAATTTTTTAGAGTATCCTCATAAGATCCTTTAAAAAATTCGTAAAAAATATTGTCCGTTTTGTAATAAATTTGTTTCATTTCATATATAACTTGTCAATTTTTTTAAAAATCATTTTTCAAAAAAATTGATAATATCATTTACCACATGTAATAAAATAAAAATGTTACCACAAGATATTCTCTCGCAGATTACAAGTTATTTAAATTTTTCAGAGAGCTTGGATTATTGCTCTATTTTTAAAATAAAATTTAATTTTAGCAATTCCATAGACTTGATGAATAGTAAAGATTTTAAATTGCTAATTGGATTGAGTCCACCTAAAAATACCAAATTGAATATTTTGAAAATTCATTTTTATACTACTGAAGAGGAAAACGATTTGTTGAAAAAATGGATGTCAAAATATAAAATTTCTGGAGAACATTTAGAAATGTCTTTTGTTTGGAAAGGACTACAGTTAATTCAAATTTCTTGTATATCATCAAGATTTAATAATTCATTTATTAGTGTATTTCCATCTAGAAAATATTTTCTTTGGCACTTTAATGTTTTATCTAATATATTTAGAAATTTAAATAACAATCATTTAACTTTTAAAATTCATCATGGCACTTTATCCAATGATTATTTTGGTTTTGATTGTGTAAGTAATGTTAATAAAATAATTCTCTACAATGTAGAAATTAATCATAACTATTGTTTAAAATCATTAGAATCAAAAGTTGATGTATTGGAAATAATAAATTCATGAAATAAAAAACAATGTGCGGTATTTGGTTAACTATTTCTTCTCAAATTTCTATTACAGAAACTAATTATATTAAATTACAAAAAAGAGGACCTGATGACTGTAAAATTGTAAAACTACCTTTTGCTAAAATGGTATTTTACCGTTTAGCCATTCAAGATTTGTCTCCTAAAGGGATGCAACCATTTATTGTAGAGAAAAACAATGAAATATATTATCTGTTATGTAATGGTGAGATTTATAATTGGAAATTATTAGCGGAAACGTTTCAATTAGATTTAGTTTCTAATAGTGATTGTGAAATTATTTTGGCTTTATTTCTTCATTTTGACAAAGACATCTTGAAAGTAATGGAACTAATCCGTGGCGAATTTGCATTTGTTTTATTCTATCATCAAAAAAACGATTCCAATATTACAGGGTTTGCAGCTAGAGATCCTTATGGAGTTCGCCCATTATTTGTAGGTTTGGATGACAAATATTTACAATTTTCTTCTTTACTAGGTGGAATTTCGGCTCCCCATGCTAAACAAATGGAACCTGGACAAATATATTATTATAACAATGAAACGATTACGTTTCAAAAGTCTTTTTATTTCGTTAAAAAACTTGTAATTGATGAGACAACTATTTATTCTCAGGTATGTGAACGACTTATTCAAGCTGTCAAAGATCGATTAATATCGGATCGACCAATTGGTGCTTTATTATCTGGAGGACTAGATTCTTCTTTAGTGGTGGCGATTGCACACAAAATTTTAAAAGTTCCTTTACAAGTTTTTTCTATTGGACTTCAAGGATGCGATTCGACTGATTTATATTATGCACAACAAGTTATCAATCATTTAGATATAAAAGAACATGCAAATATTGTATATTTAGACCCAAAAGAAGCGATTTCAAGAATAAGACAAGTAATTGAAACTTGTGAAACCTATGATATTACCACTATTCGTGCTTCTATCATGCAATATTCTATTGCCAAATATATTTCTGAAAATTCGTCCATCAAAGTAATTTTAAACGGTGATGGAGCCGATGAAGTACAAATGGGATATTTGTATTTTAGATTAGCTCCTGACATTCCAAGTGCGGTTCAAGAAAATCAAAAATTACTGGATGAAATTCATTTTTTTGATGGTTTACGAGTGGATCGTTGTATTAGTGCTTTTGGACTAGAAGCACGCGTTCCTTATCTAGATGTAAATTTTGTAGATTATTTTTTAAATATTCCTAATGTCATGAAAGTACCTTTCCAACAACAAGAAAAGTATTTGATTCGAAAAGCGTTTCATACCCTTTATCCAGATTTGCTTCCAGAATCTGTTTTATTTCGACAAAAAGAAGCTTTCTCTGATGGAGTCTCCTCTACGAAAAACTCTTGGCATTCATGTTTACAAAATTATATAGATTCTCAAGTAAGTGATCAAGAGTTTGAAAAACGGCATGATTATACTTGGAATACTCCTACATCGAAAGAGTCGTTCTTTTATCGAAAGATTTTTCATGAAATTTTTGGAAAT